GAACAAATCACTGCGGCTAATGCGGCAGTTAACATGAATAAGCTACTACAAATATCTTCTGGTGCTGTTTATACCGATACTGGTGATTCATTAGAGTTTGATATAACAAAACGGTATAAGGTACTACGGGAAGTAATTGATGAATCTAGTAAGAAAGTATTAGTATTCGTACCGTTCAGGCACACCATACAGTTACTCACTGACAGGTTACGCAAAGATGGTATAACTACTGAAGTTATTAATGGCGATGTACCTGCACCCAAACGTACTGACATATTTAAACGCTTTCAAGAGCAAGATGACCCCAAAGTTTTGGTTATTCAACCACAGTCAGCGGCACACGGTGTAACACTTACAGCGGCTAACACGGTCGTATGGTGGTCGCCAACCAGTTCGTTAGAAACGTACGCGCAAGCTAATGCTAGGGTGCACAGGTCAGGGCAAGATCAAAAATGTACCGTTGTTCACCTACAAGGATCGCACGTAGAAAGACGTGTTTACTCGTTACTAGATAATAGGCTAGACGTTCACACAAAAATGATTGACTTATATAAAGAAATACTTGACTAGCCCACAAAGATACGCTATTGTCGATGTCCCTTTAGTTAAGGAGCGAAAGATGAGCGATGTACCAAACGCTGAGAAACTGACGACTGTCTATTTAAAGATTAAAGATAAGCGTGCAGAACTATCAGCAGACTTTAAAGAGAAAGACGCTGAGTTAGTTGAGCAGTTAGACAAGGTTAAGAGAGCCTTGTTGGATTACTGTGAAGAGCAAGGTGTCGATAGTGTAAGAACTTCTGCGGGATTGTTTTACCGTTCTGCTAGGACACGTTACTGGACTAGTGATTGGTCTTCGATGCATGAGTTTATATTGGAGAACGAAGTACCAGAGTTGTTAGATAAACGTGTTAATCAGGGCAATATAAAGCAGTACCTAGAAGAGAACCCCGACAAAGTACCAAAGGGATTAAACGTAGATTCTGAATATGTTGTATCAGTAAGGAGAAAGTAATGTCAGATAATTTTGTACCAATTGGTGATGTAGCAGATAAGTTTAGTGTATCTAAGCACACTGTTCGTCAGTGGTTACGTAAGGGTAAGATACCCGAAGAGTTGTATGTAAAGATAGGTAACACTTATCGTTACAACCTTCAAGGGATTGAAAACGCTTTTTTGAGTACCAACAAAGATGTATCGGAAGTAGTTGAAGAAGTAGTCAGTGACTTTGAGTTTGACGCTGACACGCTAGATGAGGATTTCTAGTGAGAAGGTTAAGCATACGCGGTGGTACGTTTACAGGTGTTGGTAAAGAGGGGGATACTCCTTTAGGCGATACTTTAAACATAATCATTGTGAATGCAGCACCAGTATCAAGATCATATTTTGGTGATAAGTTTGACCCTAACAAGTCAACGGCTCCAATATGCTGGTCTGATGATACGCAACGACCATCAATCAAAGTATCAGAAGATAATATCCAAGCACGTAGGTGTATGGACTGTACACAAAATGTACGCGGTTCTGGTGAGAATGGTGGTAGGGCTTGTCGGTTTCAACAACGACTGGCTATTGTATTTGAGGGAGACCTCGATGAGGTGTATCAGTTGCAGATACCCGCCAGTTCAATATTTGGTAGGGTAGTAAATGGTAACATGGGCATGCAAGAATATGCCCGTCATTTATCTGCGCACGATACATCAGTTACTAGTGTTGTCACAAACGTTACGTTTGATAAAGACAGCGTTGTTCCAAAACTTTATTTTAAACCTATGCGACCAATACATGCGAGTATGGCAAGCGATATATCCGCGATGGTGGTACACGAAGATACTAAACGTGCTATCACATCTTTCGTCCCGGTAACTAGCGAACCATCACCGTTTGATAAAGTGGCTGGTGGGTTTGATGTAAACGCGAATTAAATCAATCTAAGGTAAATAGTTATGGCTAATCAAAATAGCACTTTTTTAATCAAGAACGTTGAGGCGCAATGGCCTCGTATTAATAAGACATATAAATTTGATAACGCAGAGAACCGCACCATTCCATGTGATGCGTTTGAAGATGGCGCTAAATACGAGATGAAATTTCGTATGACCAAAGAGCAAGCCAAAGAGTTATATGTAGGCATGTGTGCTGCGTATGAAGCACGTAAAGAGAAAGGTTGGCCTGAGAAAGTAGAGATGCCTTTCTCTAAAGATGATGACGGTATGTACTCATATAAAGCATCTCTAAAAGGTGCATACGGTAAAGAGGCTACATTAAAACCTGTACAATATGACTCCAATGGAGTTACACTACCTGACGATTTCTTGTTAACTACGGGCAGTACCGTCAATGTGGCTGTTATTTTTGTGCCCTACAATATGCGTGAAGCAGGAATCTCACTACGTTTGAAAGCGGTACAGGTTATTAAATATGTACCAATGGAAGCAGCATCACCATTCGGCAAAGTGGAAGGTGGTTTTACATTCCAGAAAGAAGACAATCCGTTTGAGGTTGTAGAAGCTACACCGGCAACCAATGTAATTGAAGCAGAGTTCGGGGAAGAAAAAACTCCTGAACCTAAAAAAGTCAGCAAAAAAGCAGCACCCAAACCAAAAAAGACTGACGCGGATCTTGCATCAATCGTAGACGACTGGGACGACTAGTCCTACAAACTTAGCTAGGTATTACCGAAAAGGGCGCGTCATGCGCCCCTGCTATCTCCACCCTCGGAATTAGGAATGTATTATGGAAGCAGAAGTATTTCTCGATAGTGTAACGGGGAATGAAGGATACTACTGTTTATTTGCGGTCAAGCTAGGCCAAAACGACAGACCACAAACGTTTCATACAACTTATGATTCGTTACTTCAAGAAGCACGTAAGCTAGATGCTCGTGGGTACAGCCCATACTTTGCATTGGCTACGTTTGAAGAAAATGGTACGCGTGTAGCTGACAACGTAAAACAGTTAAAATCTTTCTTCATGGACATCGACTGCGGGGAAGGCAGAGATTATCCAACCAAGAAGGAAGGTCTCCAAGC